TTGCGTTTAGTTTTTGAAAACGCAAAAAATTTAGTTAACCAATTAGGTTACGATACGAGCAGCGCAGTAATTACACAAAGTTATTTGCGTAGTGAATTTTTGTTAGCAACAACAACGGCAAATTATAACGTGCCTATTACTATCAATGATACCCGCAACGGGGCCCCAACTGTAAGGGAACAACGTTTAAACTTACAAGATTTGTTTGTTGTTTCTAGCATACAAATTTTTACAACCGTAGGTGCTGCAACCGTATCAAATACCGGTATGTTTACATATAACGATTTGCGAACATTTACCACAACAACCAGTGCAACCGATTTGCTTTCCCTGTATAATGGAAAAATGTCTTTGGTGGCAAATAATCAACAAATTTTACCGGCATACGATATTTTAAAACATTATTTTGCACCGGAACAACAGTTAGGAATTTTGCCTTTTACTGGTGCAACCGTTTTACCAATTAACCAATTAAACGCGAGTGATGATGTAACCGCAGCAATTGAGCCTAATATAGTGTTGAACGGTGCGGCAAACTATCAATGTCAAATTTCGTTACCAGTTGCCCCGGCCGCCGTTACCCCAAACACCTACGTTTGCGTAAAATGGAACGGTTTGTTATTACAAAATTGTACTAGCGTAAAATAAAAAATTGCCCGGTGAAATGCCGGGCAATTATTCATTAATTAATTAAAATTTATTTTATGCAGTTCAACAATTTGAGCAGATTTGAAGCGGTTGAAATTCCCGTAGCAAATGGATCAACAATAACAAAATTTTTCTTTCCCGATTTACCTAATTTGCGTAATGCAAAAATTAGAATGATTGACGCATATACACCGGGTACAATTACAAACACCCCGTTAACTGGATCAACACCGGTTACGGTTGCGGATATGAAAAAAACCGTAATTACTTTGTATGTTGGTGATTTGCAGTTGGTATATAATATGCCATTACTAACGTTTAACAACTTTGTAAATTCTGCCGTTGATCCATATATTAACGTGCCAATTAACATAAACGGTTTAACAATAAGTTGGACTAAAAGTTTTGTTAGCGTACCCACTGCATTAGTAACAACAAACGTTGCTTATAGTTTTGGGGTATTTTACGATTTTGGGGAAGATACAATATAAATTTTATGGCTAATTATTATTCAGCAGAAGTAACCAACGTTGATAATTTATTGGAATATTACAACGATTGCGAAGGCGGTACGCACTGGAAGATTTTTTTAGGTGATCCAAAAAAAAATAATGTTTTCCGGTGTGGCGAAAGTGATGAGGAATTAATTAAGGCCGTTAAAATTATTGACAGTAACCCCGAAAATACAAACGTTTATTACCTATGCGTTTACGAAATAGAAGGTAAAAAACAAAATTATATTTGCGGTTGTAGTTTTCAATTAAACAATAAAGTTCAAAAGGTTTCCGGCATTAATGAAAGCCGGGTTGAATATCTTTTAACAAAGTTGATTGATAAACAGGAAAGCGAAACGGATGAAACGGAGGCCGAAAATAACAACTGGTTAAATAACCCTATGGTTCAACAGGTGGGGCAAATGATTATTGGTTTAATTGGTAGCAAATTATCGGGCACAAATACGCAGCTTAATGGAACAAGTATAGCCGGGGTGAACGAAAATGATCCCGGTTACTTGTTATCCTGTTTGATGAGTAAAGGGGTTACGGTTGAACATTTACAAAAGTTAAATAATATGCCGGATAGTCAATTAAGGAACTTACTATTAATGTTGTAATGGCAAAAAAAATTGATTATAATAAATGGTTAACCGGTGCCGGTATTGTGGTGGGGGTTTTGATAGTTTACAAAACTTTTCAAAAATTTGGCATACTCCCAACCGATACCGATATAAAAACGGATAATTATTTAACTGATCCGGGCAGTTATTGGAAACCGGCCTATTATAAAAAAATGGGGGGTACAATATTAACCCGGCAAACGGCTGAAAATTTTGCAAAAAAAATAAATAGTTCTTTTACTTTTCTTTATGATGATTCGGCCAGTATATTAGGAATTTTTTACCAATTAAAAACAAAAAGTCAAGTTTCATATTTGGCCGATGTTTTTTACCAATTGTATAATTTAGATTTATTAAATACTTTGCGGGTTGGTTCCGATTTTTGGCCGATGGACGGAATGAGTGAAAGTAATTTAAAAAAATTGATTGGTTATACTGATAAACTTGCAGCAAAATGAAAACGGGCACAAAAATATTAATTGGTGGGGGTTTATTGCTGCTATTTGCTTTTAAGAATAAAGCAAAAAAAGGTTATAAAAGTTATAACCTAATCGGCCAGGGTAATGCCCCGGCCGGATCAAAACAATGTTATTCTAAAATTGGAACAAAGGTTTATAATTTAGATGGCCGGGTGATATTCACATTTGATTTTTTAGGCGGTGGAATGACAATAACAGGGGATAGGGGGGATAGGTACGAAATAGTTTTAGGGGATAGCTTTGAAAACGGGGTACCCGGAACGGTTTATAAAAATTCGGTAATAATATGAAAAAGCAAAATATTTTATTGATTGGTGGGGGTTTGTTGTTACTGTATTTGTTTTTAAAGAAAAAACAACCAGTACAACCAATACAGGAAACAAAAAGTTTAATTGAGCCCGGAACTATTGAACAACCGGTATTAGTTACACCGTTGCAACAAGTTAGCGAACAAGTAATTAACATAAAAGATAATTCAGCATACCGGGTAAAATATATTGCCGGATCAACACATTATATTTAAGCTATGCAAACAGTTGAAATAAAGTTATTAGAATGGGAGGTACAAGGTTACACCGTTGATGTACCAAAATACGTTGAAAGTAATTGTAATTCCCTAACCTTTATTAATTATGGTACTAGTGTAGTAACCGTAACAAATATAGGGGTAGTTTTGCAACCAAATCAATCAATTGAAATTGGGGGTAATGCCGGGGAAATAACTAACCAACGTTTTTTTGTAACCTTTTCAACCGGGGTTGGTTTGGTTAATAATTGCAACGTAATTTTGAAAAGGTATATTGGTTTATAATTGCTTTTTTCACTTTCAAAATTTTAAAGACAAACTTTAAATTTACAATAATTGAGCGGTATTAGATATATAGCAAACGTTTTAAACCAAAAAGGTGCCCCGGCTATCTTTGAAGATACTTTTGCAAATAGGCCAACGGCCGGTTATACTGGCCGTATATTCATTTCAACCGATACATTTGTAATACAAAGGGATAACGGTACCGGATGGGATAGTTTAGGCGGTGGCGTTACCGGAACAGGTGCGGCCGGGCAAGTTACGTTTTGGACTGGTGCCAGTGCGGTGAGTGGGGATAACAATTTATTTTGGGATAATACAAATAAAAGATTGGGTATTGGTATAAATACTCCCACTTGGCCAGTTTCATCATATATTGCCGGGGTAAACGCTTCATATTTTCATTTTATAAATGGATCAACCGGGCCCGGTTCCGCTAATGGAAGTTTATTTGGGATAGATGGTTTCGGTAATGCTACAATTTTGGTTCAGGGCGGTTTTAATTTTAATTTGTTTACTGGTGGAACGGCAAGAGTTACATTTGATAATGCGGGAAAAGTTGGTTTTGGATATACCACCCCCGGAATTACCGGCATTTCCGTTTCTGGTTCAGTATATCAAGGAAATAATGTTGCAAATGCGTTATACGAAATGTTCTGCAACGGTAATTTATATTCACCAGGTTTTGCATTTAATATAACAACGGTTGGGGTAAATACAATAATGACACGAACAAGCTGTGCCTATGTTTGTACGGCAACATTAACTCTAACTTTACCGGCTGTTAGTGGTTTAAATAATCAGTTTTATGTGATTGCGCGTACCGGTGCAACGGTTACAGTACAACGAGCCGGAAGTGATACTATAACCGATAAAACCGGAACAACCGGTTTAACCAGTGTAACGGTTGCGGCCGGTACCCGTTCAATGTTTTATTTGGGTGGTGGCAGCGAAACAATACAAATTTTTTAGTATGATAAAAATTAAGCAATTCAAAATTTGGATAAGTGGCAAATTAACCCCGGTTGATTACCTTTATATTTTGTGCAATACCGATAATTTGAAAGATACAGCCACGTTTTATTATGCTTTGCATAATGAAATAAATGGCGAAATTGGTAATTTAGTTGCAAATGGTAATTTAACAATGTCCGGTGTTGATTATGATGGTTTCAATAGTAATGAATATGCCATTAATTGGGTTGCAAGTCAGTTAAAAATAACTATTTTATAAACCATAAAAAACAAACCAATGCACGAACAAATTTTTAAAGATTTAGAAAACATTAAAAGTTGTTTGGATGTAGCAGCCCAAAAAGGGGTATTTGCTAACATTGATTCAGCTTACACAATATCGGTTGCATTTAACCGGATTGCCGAATATATAAAAAATACAACACCGGTAACGGATGGAACCAATTGATATTTTAAAAAATGAATTAACGGAAATAAATAAGCAGTTAACTGAAATGAACATACAGGTTAACCGGATAATTAGCACGTTAATAGGGGATGAAAAGTTTAAAAGTAAAGGGGTTATGCAACGATTAGAGGAAATAGAAACAAAAGTTAAAACGGTTGAAGAATATAAAACAAAGTCAACCGGGTTTATTTTGGCCGTTTTATTTTTAGGGGAAATTGTAATAACATTGTTTTTTAACCATTTAAAAAAATAAATTATGTTCAAAAACTGGAAAACAAGTTTAGCCGGGTTGGGTGCAATTGTAACAGGAATTGCAACAATTTTAAAGGGTGATGTAGTTGGGGGAGTTACCGCAGTAATAACCGGGGTTGGTTTAATTGGGGCTAAAGATTATGACCAAACAAAGTAAATATATAATAACCGGATCAATTGTAATTTTGTTGTTATTAACAAACCCTATTATGAGTGCAGCCGAAAGTTTAATAAAAAGTTTTGAGGGTGAATATTTGGATGCCTATTTAGATCCGGTGGGTATTCCCACGATTGGTTACGGAACGATTTACCATTACGATGAGAAACGGCCTGTTAAGTTGGGGGATAAAATAGATAAAGAAACGGCCATTAGGTTTTTACGAACCGAATGTGCTAAAATTATACCGCAAATTAAAAAATTGGTTAGGGTGCCTATTAATCAAAACCAATTGGATAGTTTAACATCGTTTGTTTATAATGTGGGTATAGGTGCTCTAAAAAATTCAACCTTATTACGGTTACTGAATGAGGGGAAACCAAAAGAAGTGGTAGCAGAACAGTTTTTGCGGTGGAATAAGGCAACTAATAAACAGGGCATATTAATTGTATTGCCGGGGTTGACAAGGCGAAGAAAAGCAGAAAAAGAGCTATTTTTAGCGTAGTTCGTGGGTTTATATGGTTAGTTACCCCGGTTATTGTAAAAAATAATCGGGGTTTTTTTTGGTAAAATGGATAATTAGGGTAAATTTACCTATGCAAACGGAAAAAATTAAGCTACTTGAATTATTTGCCGGATCACGTTCTATCGGCAAAGTTGCAAAAAAATTAAATTTTGAGGTTTACTCCACTGATATAATAAAATATCCCGGTATTGATTACCCAATTGATATTTTAAACTTTGATGTAACAAAGGTTCCATTTAAACCCAATATTATTTGGGCTTCCCCACCTTGTACTGCTTTTAGTGTTGCGGCAATTGGTAAAAATTGGGTAAAACTTGCAAACGATTTTGTTCCAGTTAGTTATAATGCGGAATTGAGTATTAAAATAGTTAAAAAAACTATTGAAATAATTAACCATTTTCAGCCGCAATATTTTTTTATAGAAAATCCCCGGGGAATATTGAGAAAATTAAAATTTATGAATAATTTTAATAGGCATACCGTTACGTATTGCCAGTACGGAGATAGCAGAATGAAGCCAACTGATATTTTTACCAATTCAATTGCCTGGATCCCCCGGGAAATGTGTAAAAACGGGGATAAATGCCATATAGCAGCCCCCCGGGGTTCCCAAACTGGTACGCAAGGAATGAAAAACGCATATAATCGGGCAGTTATACCGGAAAAATTGTGTTACGAAATTTTAAACAGTTGTATATAAAACTTTTTTTATAACCAAAAAACCAAACCAATGAACATTTTAAACAAAGGATTTAAGCCATTTGCCGAAAGTGGTACGGCAACAATTTACACGAAAGTATTAACCGGTGATATTACCGAAAAAAGATTGCGTATTATTCAAAGATGGATTGAAACAGTAAATAAAAAAACCAAACATATTTGTTATGGATGGCTAGATGCAAACCAATGGTTTAACAATTCACTATGCGAATACCATATTAACATTGAAGTTTTAAACTCTAATGAATTATGAAAAACGAACCAGTTTTAACACTATCCGAAATTGTAAACGAAATTCAAAATATTGAAAATAAAATTGAAAATTTGGAAAACGTAAAAGTTTACGAAATTCAAATATGGTATAATCAAATAGAAGATAGGGAGTTTTATTCCTTGCCACAATCCAAAATACCATTTTCGTTTACCGTTGAAGTTCAAAAATTAATAAACGATAGTATCAAACATTATAACACCAAACTTTTAAACCTATTCCAATTATTAAACCAACAAAAATAAAAATTATGAGTAAATTATTTACTGAAGTAAACGCAAGGTTACACGAAAACGATCCATATAGAAAATTTACAATTGATTGCAATAAAATTCAATTTTTTAAAGAAAATAATAGCGGTTTAACAACGGTTTTTTTTAACGAATTTTATATTGAAGTTGAAATGAATTATTACGAATTCCAAAAAAACGTAATGGGTGAAATTTTAAAAGTTGAACACCAAACCGATATTTTACAATTAATGGCCGGGTACCTTGCAAATAATTTAGTTTGTAATATACCCCCGGAAACTTTAATTAAAGATTGTAAAGGGATCATTCAAAAGATTGCCAGTGAAAACAATAGTATATAAAAACCAACCATTTACCCCGGTAGCGGAAAAGAAAACCCGTACCGGGGTTTTTTATTTAATCATTATTCAAGGCCGGAAAAAATGGCTATTTTTTAAATTCCCAAAAACCCCTAATCAATGGAACGAATTTTTAGCAAGATGAAAATATTTATACTCAAAAAAATTGTTTTCCCTGTATTGCAATTGATTGCAAAGTATAAGCGAAAAAAAACCGTAAAGAAAAAAGAAACAACTTTATACAATGAAATAAAAAGTTGGATTGGTAAAATAACGGGATCAAAACAAATACCAACAAAAAACCTTTCAATCCCCCCCAAACAATACGGGCAATATTTACAACAAATAGGTAAACAAATTTGGGTTAAAAAATTAAAAAAATAAATTATGAATATAATCTTATCAAACATTGAAGTTAAAATATTAGATTTAATGGCACAGGAATATAACAGTAAAGCAATTGCCGGAAAAATTAATATAACGCATAAAGCCGTTTTAAACCATAGGGAAAGGATGTTGAAAAAAACCCAATGTTTAAACGGCATAGGGTTGGTTATTTGGGCAATTAAAAACAATATAATTGTAGTACGATGACTGAAAAGCAAACGGAAAATTTAGCCAGTCAATTACAATTACGAAAATATAACCCGGAACATACCCCCAAACAAAACACAATTGTTTTAACGGTTGGCGGTTCAATTGCTGGTACCCTACAAAATTTTTGCATAGCAACCGGGATGCCTAAGGTTGGTAAGTCAACTATAATTGCCGGGTTAATTGCCAGTTCTATGCAGTTTAACGATGTTTTTGGCATTAAGGTTACATTCCCCCCGGAACGTAGGGGAATAGTCTATTTTGATACTGAAACAGCCGAATATGATTTTTACAAGCAAATTGACCGAATAAAAAGTTTAGCCGATATACAAACGGTTCCCGATTATTTTGCAGCTTTCAACTTCCGGGAAGATGAGCCCCCGGCAATATTGGAATTTATAGAACATTATTTGAAAGAAAATTTACCCCCGGTTGTTATTATTGACGGGTTATTGGATTGTATTTACGATTTTAACGATAGCATAGCCAGTAAAAAATTGGTTAACCTTATTAAGCGGTGGGGCAAAAAATACAACTGTTTAATAATAGGGGTTATACATCAGGGGAAAACAACGGGGGGTAATACGTTAGGCCATTTGGGGGCTATGACTGATAGGTATGCACAAACTACACTTGAAATTATCCGAAATAAGGATAACACGTTTACAATATCCCCCAAACTTTTACGTTCCGATAAATATTTTGATCCTATTAATTTAATAAATAACAATGGTATTTTTTCCATTATTGAAAGTGAAAAAAGCAATTTGGAACAAAACAACAATATTGAATTGATGAGAAAAGTATTAAAAGCGGAAAACAACTATAAACAACTGGTGGAAGATATACAGGAATATTCCGGTAAAAGTTTGAGTTATGCAAAAAAGGTTGTAAAAGATTGGATTGTTACCGGGTACATTGTAAAGGATGGCAGTATTTACAAATTAGCTAAAGCAATATTTTAAATAAAAAAACCCCCGGTAAAAATGCGAATTAAACGCAAACCGGGGGCGGAGGGGTTGCAAACGGAAATTTGATCCCTGCTTTTTTCAATATCAAAATTATGAAAAATTTATTAACAGTAATTGCTTTTTTTCCGAATGATGAAAAAAAATTTATCAAATACCGGAACGTAAAAAATTTAACTGGATTGCAAAAATATTTACAAGATAAAGGGGCAAAACATTGTAACGTATATTCCCACGAAAAGGAATTTATAAAACAAATTGTTTTTTATTGAATGTTTTTTTGAATGTGAAAAAAGCAAAAGGGGTTTACTTTATGTAAACCCCTTTTTTTATTAGGTTAATCTTTCAAATATTTAAAGTTAACTTTTAAATTTTCATAAAAAAGTAGGGTTTTTCTGGTGGGTTTTATTTTTTAAATTTGGCCATAGGCACAAATTTAAATAAATTTTTTTATATAAAAAACCAAACCCCCCGGAACTTTAAAGATTAGGGGAAAATTACCCGTTATATAGTTGTAAAATGAGGAAATTTGTTCAATGAAAGGCAGTTATTTTCTTATCGGTGCGGTTTTTATTGCTGCATATTGGGTATTTAACAAACTTTCGTTACTGAATGCAGTGGAAGTGGAACCAGTGAATTTGAAAATTGATCCGGGGTTTTTAAATACAACGGCAAATTTGTCAATAGTGGTAAAAAATTCCACTGATAAAAATGCCTATATAAAAGGTATTACCGGAAAAATTTTTGTTGGTGAAAATGAAATAGGGGTTTTTCAAAGTAAACCGGGTTTTGAAATTAAAAAAATGACTCAAACATTATTTACTTTGTTTGCAGATTTTAAAACTACTGTTATTTTAGAAAATCTAAACAGGAAGGAAATAAAAGTTAGGGGGGTTGCATACGTTGATAATATTTTGATACCTTTTGAAAAAGTTTTAACAGTTTGATCAGTGCGAAAAAAATATTATCAGTATTGCCGGAATTTAAAAATTCCGAAATTGTTTTAAAGAAAAAACAAGGTGTTGAGGATATAGTAAAAGGAATATTAAAAACGCATAATCAGTATTTTACCGATTACGATTTAATTTCCGAATTTTTTTACCGGGGTAATATTGAAGATACTTGTAAATACATTTTTGATTTTTTAAAACAAAATGTGCCGTATCAAATTGAAAGTGAAAATTATCAAACTTTAAGATCCCCCGGTGCAATTTTACATTTTCCGGGTGATTGCAAAAGCTACGCATTATTTTCTAACGGGGTGTTGGATAGCTTGAGGAGGAAAGGGAAATTAAAATGCGATTTGATTTATAGGTTTGCCGGTTACGGGGTTTTTACTGATTATATTGAACACGTTTTTAGTGTTTGTAAAACTGGTAAAAACGAAATTTGGGTTGATCCGGTGTTAAATGGTTACAATGAAAAAAAACAACCGAATTACATTGTTGATAAAAAAATTAATAATATGGCACTAGTAGGAATATCGGGAATATATGAAAATGGTAAAAATGAAATAGGTTTTGTTCCCCAACAATTTACCGGGCGGCCATTAAACCCACAACCGGCCAACCCACAAACAACTAGTACTCAAAACGCACTATCAAAAGTTAGTGATATTGCCGCATTGGTTCCGGGATGGGGTACCGCAATTGCTAGTGTATTGAAAATTTTTAAAGGTTTTGGAAGTGTTCCCAACCCTAACGATTGGATGGGATGGGAACGTTTAGAAACTGGTGTGGGGCAACCAGTGGGAACGGGTGCCCAAACCTGGGTAATGATGGATGGTGATGACATAAGAAACGAAGCCGTTAATATTTTGTCGTGGATACAAAACAAGGGGATTGAAACGGTAATAAATGAAAATTGGGCAATAAAAAACCGATTTGGCCGGTATACAACGTTTAACGATATTATTAATAAATTACAACGTGCCGGGTTTACCAGTGAAGCACAAATGTTAACCGATAGCCAAAGGGAACAAGAAAAGCAATCGGGAACAATGACCGGGAAAACAAATATATTAGTTACTCTAGCTTTAGTGGGTGCCGGTATTTTCGCAGTTTCTAAATTTGCAAAAAAATGACATTAGCACAAAAAAAAGCAAGGGAAAATTTCAAAAAAGCAATTGCCTACCGGAAAAAAACCGGATGCAGTTTAAAACAAGCTTTTGCATACGTAAAAACTGGAAAGGTTGGTGCATACAAAGTAATTGAAAAGGGGGAAAGTAAAAACGCAAAAGTTACAAAGGTATTGCAGCAAAAAAGAACAAAAACCGGAAAATTTGCAAGTCTTAAACGGGTGGCCGGGGTAAAAAAGAAAATTGGTAACGTTAAACGTGAATATCAATTACAAAGATTATCGGATGACAAAATATTAACTTACGATTTGGGATCCGGTAAAGAATCATTTTTAGATTCGCCGGATAGGGGGTATATGTTTACTGAAACAGAAGCAAAATATCGGAAAGGTATTTTTGCAAACAAGGGGATCCAGGTAAGAGTAATAAAATACAACCCTAATTGGTGGAAAGTTTCCGGGGTAAAAAAAGCAGCAAAGAAAAAAGCGGTTAGCAGCCATAAAGATACTAAAAGCCACAATGTTAATATTCGGGTGGTAAGTGGGTTTAATTCAATGCCGCAAGAATTAATGTATTTGTTATCTGAAAAAAGAAAAGCGGAAGAAAATTTTGCAGTTGCTAAAGCAAATTATAAAAAAAAGGGTATTGATAAAGAATCTAAAGAACATTACACATTTTGGTATAATAGATACAGGGATTATATCAAACATTTGAACAAAAGAATTTTAATCGTAAAACGGCATATTAAATAAAAATTTTTCACTAATAAAACAAACAAAATGGCAAAGAGAAAAAAAGCAAAAAAAAGTTCATACCGTAGACGCAGAAAAGTTGGGGCTATGGGTGGAAAAGTAGGCCAATTTTTACAAATGGTTGTTGGCGGTGTAGCTGCTCAATATTCCGGTAAATTGGTAAACGTTATTCCGTTTGTAAAGGATCAATCCGAAACGGTAAAGGGTTACATTAAAGGTGCCTTACCAATTGCAATTGGTTACGGTTTACCGAAAATGGTAAAAGGTACCGAATATATTGGTGCCGGTATGATTGTGGGCGGTGGTATTAAGTTGGTTCAAACAGTTGTTCCGGCTATCGGGCAAATGGCTGATTTTTATTCTAATAAACCCGTACCAAAAATTAACGGTTACCAAACACAGCCGGGTAATTATATTGCCGGGTATCAAACAAATACGGCCGGTAACTATATTGCCGGGATGAATTTTGTAGGGGCAGCTATGGAAGAATTAAACGCCTAATTGCTTTTTTCACATTCAAAAATAAATTTCAATAACAATTTCAATTTTAAAAAAATGTCTGGACAATCAAATATGAGTTTGCGTTTAGTTTTTGAAAACGCAAAAAATTTAGTTAACCAATTAGGTTACGATACGAGCAGCGCAGTAATTACACAAAGTTATTTGCGTAGTGAATTTTTGTTAGCAACAACAACGGCAAATTATA